CTCTTCTCTCGGCATTAAAGGTTCATGCCGAGCGCAACCCTTAGAAGGGCTGCGTCCACCGGATTCTGATGTGAGACGTATCCGGGCGTCCCTGACGCTCGTAGCTTCCTACTTCAAAGGGATCCACCCCTTGTTTGAGAAACCACTTAAGCAAGGCAGAACTGCCCTCGATCTTACTGATCGGAGGCTTTCCTACGAGAAACGCGGCCCTGACTAGGGGTCGCTGTAGGTCCTTGCAAGTGCTACAAGAGCACTCGATTGGACATTCTCGTTCACTACGAGGCTGTATACGTGGTCCCAATGCTCCTTGCGGAGTGTAAAGGACTACGTCCCTACGCAGAACGGAGGTTCTACCCAAACTAGCACTTGTTGGTTCGACGATTGGGAAGGGGATCAGTTTCCTGATCCGATCGTCCATCCATCTGACAGTCGCCCACATACCCTGATTGTACATTAGGTTACGTGTAGCGACGAAGGATGCCAACTCATGCGCATCAGAGCGTGATGCAGGAAATACCCGACGGGTCTTAGTGATGGAGACATCACGACCTTTAAAGTACTCCTTGCCACAAGACTCTCTGAACGAACCTGTCCAGAAAGACTTGCTCGAGTTAACCTTGTACCCGAAGGTTTCAAGGGACTCTATCACGTCAAGCGCATATGCGTTTGGGACAATCAAGTCATCACCAAACACACGCACCTGTCCTCGAAAGGATTTGATATCCTTCTTAGACAAACGGCGGCTTTGCGACTTGCCTATAGCCATGAAGATGATCGTCGTGAAGACAATCGCTTCCATAGCAAAGGTAAGTGCAGAACCCATAGACGCGAACTTGGAAAGGGAGATTATCCCATGACCAGGCACATCAGCCTTCAAGCTTCTCGTAGCTCCGACAGCCTCTGCCAAGAGGCGGTGACGTCGGAAGAGGAGCTCTACATGCTGATTGGAGACGCGATCCGATGCTTCGCTCAAGTCGAGCGTAGCGAGGTTTCCCGTAAGGGACCCCTCATGTGCCAGTACCCGATTAGGGTCCTGGTCATCGAATCCAATGGTTGTTCGGAGGAAGTCATCCTTCTTATAACCATCGAGGAACAAGCGTAGCATAGCTTGCTGCATGTACTGCATGCAAACTGGCTCTATAGCTATGATCCTCGGCGCCTTCAGCGTTTTAGGGACAGTGACAACCCTTACGGGTGTCTCTGCCTCGGGTTCAGCCCAAGAAACCGCATCATACTCATCAGAGTAATGATGGCCCGGTAAGATGTAATCCATCGCTGGAAACAACTTTTCCAGGCGTTCCGTCCAAGACTTCGATTCGAATTTGAGGTTACCCTCAATTCTCTCCGCAGTCTTGCCCGGACCGTGCTTCGGGGTAACGTATTCCCTGTGGCGCCCATCCCTTTCAGGTTGGGCGTTAAAAATGGATTTCTCCATCCCATGAAACACATCACGAAAAAGCAAGTCGCTATAGTAGACAAACTCGTCTGCTGATTTCTCAGAAAGGAGTTCATCCGCGACTTTCACTTGGGCTTCACACTCGATGTACCCGTCGATTGCACGTTTAACCCTTTCGGGAGTGCAATCGATCTGTATTTTACTGTGCAACAGAGTTATCTGGCGCACAGCTTGTACAGCTTCGGGGCAAGCATCATCGAGAAGCCTACCAGTACCAGGCTCAAACACTTTGCGAAGGAAACCACCCAGGAAAACTGGGAGTCCTGCGTGTCGGGTATAACCCCGCCACACGTCGTCGCTCACCACTCCTCGCGCGAGACTTCTTTCGAAGTCTTTAGCGAATTGGGGAAGGGTAATTGTGAGAAAACTCACACCCTCGTGTTTGAACCGATCCGTGATTGTTTTGCAATCACGAATGGTGCTAGCGCCCACAATGTCACCGCATTCTTGGGTGACTACCAACGAGAACAACATAAGGCTTTTCACCTGCGCTCCTTTCAGAGCTGTAGGATCCGTAGCTATGTTGCACGCAGTATCCACCGACGAAGGGTGGGGAAATCAATCCCACTTTTCTCTACCAGGTTTGGACAGCCTCTCGGCTAGCCTTTCCTCGATGAGAACTTGGACTCTTTCCATCAGTTCCAGAAGGAACTTCAGGTAAGGATCCGATTCGTCGGCCGGCATGGCTAGCTTTCCCCACCGAGTAGTTTGATGGGGTTCGCTCCGCTCGAAGCGGAAAGCCATGTCGTCAAGGCACCAATGATTGCTTGCTGTTCCGTGATGGTGTAACCCACCTTAGGAACATCGACAGCAATGGAGACAGTTGCAGAAGCAATAAAGCTCGAGCCCGTGATAAGCGGGTCTGCAGTCGTCTTGGTGTCGACAATCCTCAACGTGTGCCGATCGCGCTTGCTCCCGTAGGAGTGCGTAATGGCCATGACGAGGTCTCCGATGTCAGTACGAAACTGACCGGAATTGTCAGCTGACGAAGTACGAGGAAGGGTCTTCGCAGACCCTCCCGTCTTTGTCAAGCTTTGTGGATCTGTAAACATAGCATTGCTCTCTTTGGTTCGGACCCCCTCCATGGGGGCCTTATGGTACGGGCAAGCAAGTCGCCCGCCCATATGGTAGCTGCTGTTTGACAGCAACTATTTTGGTTAGACTACCGAGTAATTCCGATAGCCGCCAAGATGGCAAGCTGTTTGGATGATAAATCCTTCCAAGCTATACCGAATCCGAAGGGACTGGCAGCAAGCCTCCTCTTGTAGTCTGTGACCACTTGAAGAGACCCTGGGCTCTGTCCGTTTGATAGGACGCACCCTGGGCGTTCGTAAGTATCAGTAATCACTGTGTGTTCACTGATAAACGCCCAAGGAAGAGCCGTGTTGCCAAGGATAAGACTGGATACCGACTGAATGAAATCTCCAATCGGAAGGAACCAGTCAATGAGCCATGACCAAGGCGTCAATTCCCATAAGAGGGACGGATCAACGTTCAATCCGTATTGCTTACGGTACTGCTGTGCTTTACGCACAAACAGTATAGTTGACTCGCTCCCCGGAGGGAGAGTATATGCGTAGGCTGCACTGAATCGCCGTTTTGTAACGGTGGTCCTGGTGCGATAAACCTGCGCAGTCTGGCCGCTAGCTAGCGACCCAGGTAGAATAGGGTAGAGCGATCCACCCGTAGCTACCGCCTCGGTTTTAGTACTCTGTTCAACGGGAAATTCGTAATGGCGACGTTGGAGCTTGTTAGCTCCATTAACGTAACTCCTCCACTGTTTATCAGCAGTATCAATGGAGTCAGCCAAGGCATAAATGTCTTGGATCACCGGACGAAAGCCAAACTGCCACGTCAGATAGTCCTCCCCAGCCTTACGAGGCGAGTAGGATCTAAACGAGGCAAGAGCTCTAGTTCGAGGGAGACCCTCTCTCTTGAGCTCAGCTAAGGTTTGGCTAATCCCGACTAGCGGACGATCAGGCAAGTTATATAGGATTTGCTTCGCTCCCAGATCACGTAGGAAGTTATCCGACGTAGGATCTGGAGCAAGCCCTATAACCTCTTTCTGAACGGGGGACACCCGACCTGAGTAGGTCTGGTTATTCCCGCCCGGATTTCCGAGTGAAACTTTACGCCCGTACTCGCCTACATAGTAGGTTTTGACGGACTTGAAGTCACCACCGGTCTTGAGGACGTACCTAAACAGTGGATTGCGAAAGACAGCCCGAAGGCTGTCTGGTGCATTCATGAATAGGACGTAGAACGGATGAGTTTGATCTTCCGTTCTTTCTTGCCCACGGAAAATGTCACCACCCAAGTTCTGGGTCATGTAAACATTTCCGAACAGGTAATACGTTGCGAGTCCTCCCACAGGGGGATTATCGACGCCTGTTGGACGCGTCCTTACGCGTCCTAGATCGCTAGCTTTGAACATGTTGTTCCCTTTCGTTGAAAGATTCACAGCCTCGCGGCCGTGAGTCGACACGCTAGTGCCGCAGGGGCCCTTAGG